GTAAGAGCGGCCATGATCAGTCCTGATATGCGCTGATGTTGTCAGTCACGGTCAGAATAATAGACGGAATCGCCGGAACCGGGGCGGCTGCGGCTTGAGACAGAATTTGCACTGCGGTGTTATCGACAGACCACATCAACTCAAAATAATCGCCAGCGTTAAGTTGTTCAACGTAGTTCCACGACGTTACCAATTCGTCGTCTGTACCTTTCAGCCGCACTTGACCGGCTGAGTTAGCGACATCGACACCGTTGATGCGTAGCCAGATGAAAATCAAATGGTTGCCGCCGCTGGTGTTGTCCAACTGTGCGCTGAACTGCATGTTGTACACGCCGTTTTGCGCCACATAGATCCGCGACGCAGGCGAGCCGATATAGACGCCGTTCGACAGGTTTGTCGAGTTGAACGTCAAGGCGTAGGCGGTGTTGATGGCCGCTGCCGTTTGCGTGGTGGTGTCGTAGAACGTCCCGTAGGGGCGGTTGTGTAGATGCGGCGTAATGGATGGGGCCAGAGCCAGCGCCTGCACTTGCTTTTCCAGTTCATCCAACTGCGATTGCGTCAGGCTCAGAAGTTGAGCCTGCTGCGCGGCAGCGGAGATGTCGGCGGCAGCGTCTGTGGTGGTCGGGCCTAACTGAAGATCCTCGATGGAGAAATCAGTCGTGCCGACCTTGGTGAACAACTCGTAGAAGAACCGATACCATTCACGCGACATCAACCCGGTGCGCGAGTCGATCAGCGACACCCGCTGCGGGATGATCTCAAGGATGTTAGGCACGGGTCGGACTCAGGATAAGTTCTGCGCCCATGATGGCGATCTTCACCGGGTCCGTACCGCTGACTTCATACACCCGGTCGCGCAGCTTGAGCGTCATGCCCAGACGCCGCCAGAACACCCGCTGACTGTACTCGCCCACCTTGCCCAGCGGTGCCCAGTGTTCGTTGCTCCAAGTGTGACCGCCATCGTCACTCCAGCGCAGCATCACACGAGGGTCAACGCCAGCGTCGGTGGAGCTTTCCAGATCCAACGGCTCACCAGACTCGGTGGTCAGGATGTCGCCGTTCTCAGCGAGCAGCACACCAAAGACGCCTGCCGCACCAACGCCCGTCTCGCAGTCGAGTTGCAGCGTGTGGTGCGCGGTGCGCTTGAGGTTGTTCTGGCCGGTGGGCAGCGCCCGCCACGAGCGCAGCCACTTCTGGATCTGACCGTTGTCCGAGTACACCGTCGGGTCGAAGGTGTACAGGTTGCTGTTCTCGTAGTCGCCAACGAAGATTTCGTTGTTGAAGTTCATCTGGCAGTTGCTGCGGTGCCTGGTGAACTGCCCATCGGTGAACCCGGCACGCTCATGCCACGCGCCCGTGGAGACATCGTAGACCCATGTCTTGTCGGCGGTGGGGAACGTCAGGACGTAGAAACTGTGGCCGTCCTGCTGGTAGGTGTACGCAATCGCGTCGGTAATGTTGCCGTAAGACTGGATCTGCCACTCAACAGCGTGCGTGCTGACGCGCTTGCCGTTGTAGCCCTCGGCGCGGTAGACGATGCCGTTACCACGGGAGTCGGCCCCAAGCCAGAAGATGCCGTTGTCGAGCTTGGCGACGCTGTGCGTGGCAAGGCATCCAATCTCGTTGAATGCGCCCTGCACCCGCTGCAGCGGAAAGTCCGACAAGCCAGCGTTGACCCATACCTCCACCGAGTTAGACCCAAAGAGCCATACCTCGCGGTGGTCAACGATCATGCTGGTCAGGTTGTCAGGCGAACCCTCAACACTGGCGAAGTCCAGCGGGTCGATGGAAAGACCGTCGAGCAACTGCGTGACCCAGACCTTCTGGCTGTCCGGTTCGATGAACACGAAGTAGGAGTCGAGAAAACCGACTACATCCGCGCCGGGGAAGTCCGGGTCGGTGATCTGGGCGAAGGCGTTGGTGACGGCGTTGTAGATGTAGCTCGGCCCGTGGCAGGCGATGAACAACTGGGTGCCGTTGTCAGCCATGCTGACCGCGCCCGTGCCGCTGACAGTGCCCAGAAACGTGATGTTGTAGGACGAGTCAAGCTTGTACAGTTCCGTGCCGCTGACGACGTAGGCGTAGCCCTTGAACGTCCACAGCCCCCGGATCGGCCCGGTGCCCACCTCGCGGACGAACTGCAGGCCGGGGCAGCGCTGCAGGAACGCAGGCTCTTTACCTGCTTCCGGGACAATTTCCGGGAACAGGTTAATTAGTCTGTTGTCCGCAGCATTGACGCTACGGGCAACATACGCAGAGCCTAAAATGGGCGTTTTCACTTCTCGTCCAGAGGTTTGCTGGTCACCCAGCGCAGGAGCCAGAATGCCACGCCGATGCCCGACAGCGCCAAGCCGGAATAGTCAGCAGGCACGACACTTGCCAGCAGGCCGGGTGCTAGTTGCTCAAGCACTCCAATGACCGCGACGACGATGGCCGAGTTGCTGGTCTTGGAGTACAGGGAGCCTTTGAGTTTGTTGAGCATGATGGTCATTTACTGATTAGACCCGAGTGCTTGAAAATACATTTCTCGGCTTGCGCCGGTTTTGTTTTCCAGTTTCCATGTAGAAGAACCGGCGTCCCAATATACATTTAGGCGTGCCGCCGTTCCTTGTGCGGTGCTCCATGTGCCATCGGTGTAAATCAACGTTGTCGTTTTAGCCACAACGTTAAAACCAACCAAAGCAAATTTTCCGCGACTGTCTGAAAACGCTCCGATAACTGTAGCGGTCGCATCGAGAGGCAGCGTTACCACGGTTGGGTCAGCAGCAGCCACATCAAGACGCCCTTGGTTTACTGGCGCCCCCACAATAGAATCACGACGCTCCAACCCTTGCGCTGCGGTGTAAATGGCGGACTTGAACACCGCAGCCGTGTTGTCCGACTTAACCGCATTGATCGCAGCAAAAGATGAGCCGATGCTGGCCGTCGCGCCTGTTTGCCAAAAACAGTTAATGATCTGCAGAAACTCATTGCCAAGAACACTGCTGATGTTTAACGCTTCGCCTGTCGCTCTGTTCCAGATATTATTTTGTAATGTCACGCCAGCACATCTGCGGAAATAATACCCGTTGCCAATTTCTCCGATATATGCGTTTTGGATTAAAATTGCATCCGCAAAGCTTGTTGAGCCGTGGCTAAAATAAAACGCATACCCGGTGTCATCGTCGCCAAATTCGCCTTCCCAACGAACATTTTGAATGTTCATTGAATACGATGCGCCGGCGGCGGCTGTTACGCTGTTGTCGTAATACAAGCCGTGCCGCCCACGCAACCACGCTTGATAGCCAGTAAACGACACGTTGCTAAAATTCGTCCCCGGCTCAAAAAAGAAATTGGTTTCGTTGTAAACCGGAACGGTTTCGTTATGCCCTCGGCAGGCTGAAAATATGTTGTGGAAATTAAAGTGATCGAGGCAAATAGAAGGAAAATTTGTGTTTTGTGCAAACACGAATGGTCTATTGGTCTGCACGATCATGTTGGTGAACGTGGTAGCTTCACGTCCTCGAACACGCACGCCGATAGAACCGTTGCCAATCCATTGCGTCGTGCTGCCGATAGCAATATCTTCAAAACGGCACTCGCCAATGTCTTTAAGCTCAAGCGCCGTTTTTTTGTTGGTAAGATCGGACGACGTAAATCTAAAACCCTTGATAGAACACTCAACGATGACACCACCATCGGTGTTTCCCTCACCGCCTTTGCCAATAAAAATGCAAATGTCATCACTAGTCGGGTTAAACAAAATATTTGATACCCACAATCCCTCACCGATCAGATTCATCCGATCTTTGTTTATTGTGATGGTGCTGGTAACAAGGTAAGTGCCCTTCGGAAAATAAATCGTGCCTTGGCCGGACGCAAAACTGTTGATCGCCGCCTGAATCGCCGCCGTGTCATCCGTCACCCCATCACCAACCGCACCAAAATCCAGCACGCTGACAACTTCGCGCATCTTGGCTTGGGCGGTGCGCGTGACTGCGCCGGTGCCGGCTTGGAGGAAACCAAGCTGGTTAATCGCGGCCTTCTTCGTAACGCCGCCCTGCACCACCGGAATGACATCAGTCGATGCAACCGGGGATGTTGCCGCTGGCAGGTTGGAAATCTTGACGTTAGCCATCAGTAGTTGCCTGCGTAGACGTTGAAACGCTGGCGAGAGGCTACGAGCGAGTACGGCAGGCTCATCACATCGTCAGGGTTGTTGATGCGCTTCAGATTGCGCTTGCTGGTCATGGCGATACGCTGCACCTGGGGCGACGGCTCAACACCGAACTCCGGTGCGATCTCCATCGCCAGGTTGTACGCAAACGCTCGCAGATAGCCCGGCGGAAAGGCGAGCGTGGTAGCCAGCGTTGCCGGATTAGTCAGTTCTTCGATTGACACGAAATGCCACTCCAGCAGCCGCGTAGGCACCGGGTAGATGTACATTTCAATGTCGGGGTAGGTCATGTTGACCCACAGCACCTGCGGGTACGTTGAGGTCACGGTCTTGACCGCAATCCCGTTGTACTGTTGCTGGTTGATTATCTTGACGCCGAAACTAACGTTAGTGCTTGGGTCGCGGAAGTACGTCGCGTCATCAAGCAAAACGGGCCGGTTGCCAACGAAATTACCCGTCGGACCCAACGTGCGGCTGATGGTGCTGGTAGGCCAAGTGAACACCTGGTCCTGCGTTGAGAACACCGAGAGACGCTCGATGCTCCACGATTCCACCATCTGATTCAGCGCGGTGAGCGAATCCTGCGACACCGCAGCAGAGGGGGTTTCACCCTCAGCCAAAACGCCCAGCAAGCGCAGGGCACGATTGATCTGCTCACCCGCCGTTGTCGGCATGTTCGGGTTCCTTTCGAGGACGGCTGCGCTTACGCAACTCGTTCACAGGTTCTTCACCCGGAGTATACCGCTCCCAGCCATGCTGCTCATCATAATCCGCCTCCATGTCCAAAGACGCAATTTTGACCCCGTGACGGGGATGACGAAGGTAGATGAGCGGCATGGTGGGTATCAATCAAGCAGCGGTCGTAACGTTGGTCCAAGTCGTCGAACCGTTCGTATTCACATACAGACGAGTCGAGGTCGAAGAACCATCGGTACGGATGTACAGCGAGCCTTGAGCAGCCGACACCGTGGGGGCACCAGAGCCAACATAGATGCCCAAACCTGCGGTGCTAGTCGCCAGAAACGCCGAAGCGCCGCCAGCAACAACAGCCACACCACTGTCAGCAGTGACGTTGCCAGTGGCCGCAACAGAAGCCGCAGCAACAGCACCGGTGACCGACACGCTCTCAAACTCGGGGTCGCTATACGCGACGCCTACAGCCTTGGTATTAGGCATGATCTATCCTTTCAAATAGGGGCCGAAGCCCCCGGTTATCAGGCGATCTTGTAGACCGTGTAAGCGCCTTCAGCGGTCTTGCGGAACCGGAAAAGGGCGCTAGAGGTGACCGCAACAGCAACGAAGGCGTTACCGCCGTCAGTGATGCCCGTGGCGGTAGCCAGGGTAACAGTGCCGGACGAAGTGCCGATGTTGATGACGCTCAGGTCGAACGTGCTGCCAACAGTAGCGTTGGGCAGCGCGGCGTCGATCAGAGCAGCGGTAGGCAGCGTGTAGGTTGCAGCCGAGGTCGAGGGGTTGGCGTACAGCATGCCGCCCACGACTTGAGCAGCGCTCAGGGTTGCGGTCGAGGTTGCGGTCTGCGGAGCAGCACCGTAACCCATAGTGGTTTCGGCGCGATTGCCAGCGCCAACTTGGTAGCCACCAGCACCATTAGGAAGAGCCATGATCAAATCCTTTCAATGTAAGCGAACGGGGGCCGAAGCCCCCATCTGATTAGCCCCAGAGACGGCAGGCCATCTGCGGACGGATGGTGCTGTAGCCATACAGGACATCAATACGGCAG